AGCATCATAAGCTGTGGTAAGATCAAGAAGGTAAGATGCGTTTGGAGTAGTGGTTCCAATACCCACCCCAGTACTCGTCACCGCCAGCTTATTCGTCCGCACCGTCAGGTCGCCGGTGATGGTGGCGGAGGCGAGGGTGGCGGTGCCGCCTGCGCCCAGCAACTGGTTCACCGTAATCTTCCGGGTGGAACCGGAGGTGGCCATTCCGGGGTCTGCGATAACAACGATAGGAAGAACATCAGTTGCTGGAACAACTGGATATCCAACCTGTGGCGGTTGTAACTGCGTAATTTTGGTATCTGCCATATTACTCTACGTTTAGAATGAATTTGTCGGATGCTTCTGTTAAAAGGCTAATGGGCAGTGTGCCGCCCTCAAGCGTCATCACATCGTAAGTTCCAAGTGATGCAACAATATATGTGATTGGATCGCCAATGTTGAACTCCAGTACGATGTTGTCTGCGAGATCTTCAGTAACCAGAACTCGGCGCAAGATGGGTTCGTCAGGCTGGACAACTCGTCCTCCGCCTGCCGCTGCCAATCTTGTTCCAAGAGCGAGAGTCACCTGTTTAGGAGTTGATCACACCGTTAAACGCAACCACCGCACCAGTGTTTATCTGGAAACTCTGGATTGGTCCAGGGAGCGTGATCCCTGCCGGTATGGCCACCGTGGACCAAGGGCCAGTGATGTTGTTTCCGGTGATCGAAGTGAAAGTTGTCGGGGCAACCGTAATGATCGCAACGAATGGGCCAGTGGTCAAGCTCGTGGCGGTCACGAGGCCGAAGCCCGAAACGCCCATCGAGTATTCAATGGCCAGATTAGTTTCAATGCTCATATATCCCAGATCTTCCGAATTTGATTCTTGCTGAAAGTGCTTTCGAAGCGGGAACCCTGCCGGTCTTCCATCCGGCTGAATCCCTTCTTCACATGGTCCTTGAGTTCGGCTTCACGAGCAAAACCGGTGACCCCAAAGCGGGCCACCGGCTGTCGCGTCCACCGCTTCCCATCAAGGACAACAGAGTCAGTACCCATCGGAGCGATATGCTCGATGGACCGACCATTGTTCTCGAAGGTGTAGATCGGCATGTTAGGACTCCATCTCGCTATCGTACTTGGAAACCATCTCGCGCATGCCTTTTTCGTCCATAGGCTGCTTGGATTCCATCGCATCCTCACCGGTCTTCTCGTACTCAGCGGGCATACCGTTCACGCTCTTGATCTCGACGTAAGCCTCGCCGTTTTGGAGCTTCTTGAGAATACCGCGAACATCATCGAGAAGCACTTCATCACCCACCTCAGGAGTGGCCTGTTGGCCATCTTCCATGTCAGTGGAAAGAGCCTCGACTGGAATAGAAATCATGGGCGCATTGTTGTCAGCCTCTTCACATCCGCAAGCGGAATGAGAAGGGGCACCACCGATTGCTCGATGATGCCCCTTTGGGCCGACGGCAATCACCATGATGGTGGCCGTCTTGGGTCGCATATTACAGCGTGGAAGCGGTCTTAGTGCGATGCACCAAGTACCAAGCCGGATTCAGGTTCGCAGGAGCAGCACCACTGGTGTTACCAGCGGCCAAACGCAGAGCGGCGAAGAACAGCTTCACGCCAACGGTGACAACCTGGTTCAACGGATCGCTCTTGTCGGGGGTATCGGTGATCACGATCTTCGGAGACAACGGATCATCACCGGTCAAGGCGGGGATACCGAACGCTTCCTGACCGAGGAAGAACGAAGCGATAACGTCAGCAGTCGTTCCGAGACCGCCGCCACCAGCGGGGTTATACACAAAGCGGTTAGCCTCAGTGCTGGTGCTGGCCTGACTGACAAACGAGTTGGTCTGAACAACCACTCGGCAACCGTAGATGGAACCGACTTCGCCACGGTAGAAGGGTTGGCCCTTGTTGCCGTAGTTGGAGGCGTTCAACCACTGATCATCGCGCATCAGGTCACGAGCAACTCGGGGGTCGGTCGCAAGGACGTAGCCACCATTGATCATCGGAGCGCGATTGCGCTTCAGGCGGGTCATGGAATCCAAGACGCTCTCAGAGGTCATCGTGACATTGGCCTTGGTCGTGTCAGTGCTAAGACCAACAAAGCTCTGAGTGGTCAGCGTAGCAGGGTTACCGTACACGCAAATACCACCGGCACTAGCAGCAGTGCCGCAAGCGTCAGAGTTGTCGAACGTACCACCACCTTCAGCGGCGGAACCGATGGAACCGTTGCTGGCAGTGAGGTTAGAACCGATCAACACGTTACGGATCACGGAGTCAACCCAGAGGGCCATGTCCAGACCAGAGGTCTTAGTGGACTGCTGGAGCGAGTTGAACAAGTCCGTGGCGCGGAGGATATCGCTCAGGCCGATGACCTGACCATACTGTGTCAGAGCCTTGTCGAGCTTCAGGAGCTGGAGCTGGCGATAAGTACCAACCGCAGGAGCAACACCTTCGTTGGCGTAAGCGGTAGGAGCAGCGAGGGTCTGAACGCCAGCGATGCTCGGGGGACCGAAGCGGAACATGCTGATCGCACGGTTACCGTTGTTCTTCGGAATCGGAGCCTTCATGGCGAACTGATCGAGGATCGTCTCCTGCTGGACGATCGAGAGCAGTTCCTTACTGAAGTAGTTCTGGAACTGGTTAGTGAGCGTGGGTGATGTAGTTAGTCCGGGCATATTTTAGTTGTGGTTGGCCATTAGCCTTCGTCCCGGTCGAACTCTCTTGTCGCTCGCATGAGCGCGTCCCTTTGCTCCTTCAGGGATAGCTTGGAGAAATCCTTCTCCTCTGCCTTGAGTTGTCCTGCCGGTACGCTTTTACCAATGGCGGTCTTCTGCTGGAGCTTATTGAGCTGTTCTTTCAGAGACTTGTTCTCGGCTTCCATCGACTGCGCTCGCTCGGCTGCATTCTGGAGCTTCACAATTTCGACAGCGTGAACGAGTCCATCAGGAGTCGCGGTCAACAGCGGGAAATTGTTCAGAAGCTGAACAGTACGCTTGTACTCAGAGCTGTTCTGATCTTTCAGCCAAGCTTCCTTCTCGGACAACTTGCCGTAGTTTTCAGCCCACGACTTCTGGAACTGCTCCTGTTGAACCTTCTGCTGTCTTTCACCAGCCGCTTTCCTGACATTATCAGCCTTGGCTCGCGCTGCCTTGGCCAACTGAGAATCGCCATCAGCCTCGAACTCCTTGGCCGCAGCCTCGTAGTCCTCCGCCGTATAGCCCTTCTCGTCCCGATGAGAATTGGTCTCAGTAGCCTTGGATTGCTCCCGGCTCCTAGTCCATTCCTCACGCTCACGCTTCACCGCTTCGCGCTCAGCCTTGAGGGCCTCCTTCTCAGCGTTGATCTGTTCCCAAGTCTTAGCCTTTCGGTTCTGTTCCTGGGCGAACTTGCTCTTCTCCTTCTCAACCTTCGGCTCAGTCTTACTGGTCGCCTTGGCTTCGGTCTCTGATTTCGTGCTTACTTCCTTCTCACCACCATCGAACTCTTTGCTGGCGGTCACCTCATTTGAGGATTCCTGCTCAGTCGAAGCAGTCTCACTTGGTGTTGGAGACGACTCCCTTGGCTGGCTGTCGATATCGACACCGGCATCGTGATCTCTGGCTAGGGCGAGTAGGCCATCTGCACTGATTGATTCGTCTGACATGTTGTGCTTTTACTCGTTTGCTGGTCCGCACAGACCAACAACCGCAACTTTGATCCTATGTATTCGTGGCAGAACCCGGATCATCTTCCTGCCCCGTAATTGATTCCTGATCGGCCATCATCTCGATGACCTTCACAAGACTGGCCTGACCCATTGCAAATCCTGACGAGTATTGCAAATGGTTTCGGTCAGTTATAGCAGAAGCGTTCTGCATTAGCACAGTGTTTAACAGTGCGTCCTTGAATCGTTTGCCAGTATCGCTTCTGAAGAAATTGTTGAGCGCAACCGCGTCCTCTTTTCGCCAAGGAAGCGGATCGACCCACACTTGGTGCCGCGAGAAAGTCCAAGCGGTCCTGAGCTTTGCGAGGAAGCTGATCATTTGGCAGCGGCCTTCTTCCGACCAGCAGCCTGACGGCGCATGAACTCCGCAGCACCGAGGTTCTTGCGACCGATGTATGCCGCCAGAGCCTTAGGATCATCCGCGCCCTCCTTCTTGAGTTGCGTTGCCAGTTTGCTGAATTTGGATTTCTTCTTCATGGGATTATGTGGTCACCAAGCTGCACAACTCCAGTGTCTCGGAGTTGTTTTATCCGTAGCCGTATCGCAGTTATGCCGCGCACGGAAGTTCTTTCGCCGTTCCGGGTTGTCCTTCTTGATCTCCATATTGGGATCACCGAATCGGACCTTGATGATCGTACCCTTTGGGTTTCTCACATACACGGCCTTCTTCTTGGCCTCTCCCGGAGTGTAGAACGGCTTGTTGAGCGTTACTTTCTTGCCTTGGTATTCAGCCATATCATTGATTGAACAGTGGTGAAGCCTGAATGTCCTTCAAGCTTTCCGGTTTCTTGTTCTTCTGGAACCGAATCTTCGGAGGAACACCCTCTTCGAGAGCCTCCATGATGATCGGTCTTGGTTCATCCGGCAATTTTGGCGCGTTCGGCACCACGGAAACGGTCACAATCGTGTTGTTCATGGCTTTGAATTCACCGCACCAGTCATCTTCCTTCATAGTAGGCCAGCAACTGGGTCTACTGCTGGGCGGATACCTCCTACAGGTCTTGTCCGCGCTGAAAAACTGACAGTCTTTGCAAAGATTCATCACATCTGGGGTGCCATCTCAGCCGAAGGAGCCTGCGGCTGCGGAATCGGTGCCTGCGGAGCCTGCTGATTCGGCAAAAGACCGCTGCTCGTGAGGAATGTCTGGATCTCCTTCCGCAATTTCCGCGCCTCGTTCGTCGCCACCTGCTCGTAAGCCTGTAGCAGAGAGTCCAAGCGCACCATAAACGCGTTCTGCGCCGCAGGACTGAACTGCTGACCCTGCTGGATCGCACCATTCAGGTACTGCATCAGCACTCCAATGCGCCCGGCGTAGTTCTGACCCGGTTTCGCGGGCACCGGAATGCCCACCAGCAGAGTCGGAATCGTCTTGGTCTCGTCCTCCAGCTCGTCCTGAGCCTTCTGACCCGGATCACGGATCAATTTCTTGATCAGGCTCGGATCATCCAGCTCCATGATGCTCTTGTCCAAAGCCACCTGATCCACCCAGGGCGAGTTCATGAACAACTGCTTCCGATTGATGGCCTGCTGAACCATCATCTGACGGCTCACCATGTCCATTCCGCCCTTCGGCTCCAGCTCGTACTGGTCATGGAGCGCGACCGGATCAGCATCCAGCGAATCCTCCGCAAACCGATAGCGGAGGCTCTTGCTGTCATACTGCACATACAGGCTCCAAGCCTGCCGGTACAGCTTGCCAAGAGCCATGCGGAACAGCCGCGCCCGCAAATCCCCGCTCTGCATCGACTGGGCATTGATGCTCTGGATCTCGGTCGCCGTCCGCCGATCACTGCCGCCGCTCATCGCACTACTCATCGCGTAGTCCGGGCTACCGATCCGGTTCTCCGCGATCGCCCGCGTCTGGTTCAGCTCCTGATCAAAGCTCACGGGCGGCTGCGGCATCTGAACCGGGGCCACGCCATACGGGAGAATCTGTCCCGGCTGGAATCGCAGGTTGATGCTGTTGGGCAACTCCCGCTCCGCACGGAACAGCGGGCGATTATACAGCGTCATCGCGTCATGCTTGTGATTCCACATCGCGGTCATGCTCAGCTCGAACGCCGCCAGAATCTCGCATACGCCTCTCGGGCTGAACCAGCCCTTGTCCTTGATCTCATACGGGAAATCCACGAACGGGCATTGGCCATGATCATAGGGCAATTCCATCGGGTCCCGCAGATCAAGATCCACCGCCGCAGGGCTATAGGTATAAACCTCCCACACCCCATCATCCCGCTTCCGGTAAACCTCCCAAACGATCACGCCATCCGTGTTCGTGGTGTAAGTGATACCCTCGCGCAACTGCTTCGCGCTATCCTCGGTCGCCGCGCCCGGAACATTATCATCCTGCTGCGGATTCCCCCGGATCTTCTCAATCGTCTTCGCATCACTCTTCCACCCCAACTGCGCGGCCACCCGCTTGTACGCCGGAACACTCATCGGCATCACATGCACCGCCCAGTCCGCATCCTGCAAATCCACGGTATACGCCGGGACCACGAAATACATCGGATCAATCGCCTCGAATCCCACTCGCTTATCCCCAGGATTCCAGAAGCACTTCATCACACCACGCCCGCTCATCAGCGTGTAATCCACCCAGCTCAACACCTCATCCACGAAATTGGTCTTCTCCCGAATCTTGTAATTGAACCAATCCTCAGCCACGCGGGTATAAGCATTCAACTGCTGGCGCATAGGAACAAAGCTGGCCACTACATCCATTCCCAGTGCCTGCTGGAGGAACAACGGTTTCAGCTTCTCAATCGCCGTATCAATGAGCGGCCAATGCAGATCCGCCGCCTTCGGCCACGGCTTATTCGCACGGCGCAACCCATTGTGCCGCAGCTCATACCACCTCGTCTGCCGGATCTCCCACGGACTGCGTTGGCCAACAGCCTCCACAATCTGGCCCTGCAACGCGTTCCGCTGTTTATCGCTCATCATAAATTTCTTTCCCTTTCCTACCCCCCAACATCGCAACCAGCAAGCGCAACCCCTTTTTCGCTATGCTCAAGTGGGCCAATCTCATCCTCCAACCTCTCCATCAAACTCCGACCATCCTCGTTCACCGCCCTCATATACTCATCCATCCGCTTCCCACCCCCACCACAGAAAGCCAGTACCACCGCATCCGCCCGATCAGGGCTGTTCACCCCTCGCGCCCGCAGCTCGTCCTTCCCCTCCAGCGTCAGCTTCCCCTTCCCATTTGTCCGCACCTTCCGACTCACGAACTGCTGCAACAGCACCTCATCCGTACCCACCGGACCCAGATTCACCTTCCCCTCCTCCACCATCCTCCCAAACTCAATCCACATCTCCGCAGCCCGATTCACGAACTGATCATCCCGAATGGCCCGCTCACCAAAATTCACCCGCCGCACATCCCACCCTTCCGCCCGCAGCGCATCACACATCACCACACCCATGCCACCCACATCCGCATAGATATCCTCAGCTTTCAGCTTCCACTTCCTGAACTCACTTATGAACCTACCCACGCTCGCCATCGTGTCCTTGTCCCGCCAGCGAACAAGGCCCTTCACCGTGTTGCCCTGGCGGACAACCATCACACTCTCATCCCCGCCCGCACTGAAATCGCAACCGGCGGTCAATCGGTGACCCTCCAGCTCCTCCTTGGGTGGGCCACTAACTAGCTTCTGCCAGTCAGCAGTCCTCACAGCCGTCAAACTCCCATCGTCCTCCATGAACTCCGCATAGATCATCGACCGCACCAGCGGATGACCCTCGCCCCACCTCGCAAACTGATCATCGATCCACTCCTTCCGAATATGCGGGCAGTCAAAAGCGGTAACGGTAAAGGTCTGCCACTTGCCATCGTTCCGCCTGAATACATCGTAGAAATAGCCGGAACTGCCACCCGGACTGCTCATCAGCAACGTCCGCGTTGGCTGGCACCGCTCCATCGACTGGAATATCCCGTCCGGCACCGCCTTCGCCTCGTCCACTATGTACATCAAGTCCCCACTCGGACCCTGCACATGCCAGCCCTCCGCCTTCTCCGGGTTGCTCGCGCTGAACCCAATACACCGGCTCACCAACTGTTGGCCATCAACTACCTTCGGATATACATAGCGGATCTCTCCATCCTTGATCGAGAAACCATTCTCCTCGCCCCCCAATCCATTGATCATCTTCCTCAGATGCGGCCACAACGCATCCGCCACCTGACGATACACGCCAGCCGTACACACCACCAAGCTCCCCGGCCAGCGGAGCATGTGCCAGATGACCGCACTCGCCGCCACCATGCTCGTCTTGCCAGAACCATTCGCAGCCTTCAAAGCCACCTTCGAGTGCTTCTCGTTCAAGGCTCCCAACACCTTCTCCTGCCAAGCATAGGTATCACGTAGGCCAAGCATCATCTTCGGGAAGTTCTGCAACTGCTGAGCTTCCTCCAGTAGCTTCCGCTGCTTCCAAGCAGGGATATGCGAACCCATCCCGAGTGAAGGGGATTTCTTTTTCTTAATTTGCTTGACTGCCATAAAATTGTGTGTGGGTAGGAGGAGGGGGTATAAGGTAACACCCACCCCCCTCCTGGTGGTCCCCCACCCCCCGTGGTCCTATGCATTGAACTGCAATCCATCGATCTCCTATGCAAATAGCGGCTATATCAATAGCGGCTATCCTATTTCGCTTGCCCCCCGAAGGCTCCTAGCAGTGACCCGCTAATTGATAATTCTTTTCCACCTTTACCGGTGTGTTCTAGCGATGCGCGGGCAACGTAACCTCTAGTTCTCTCCAACAACCAAGCGGACCCTTGCCAGCCGTTGCCGCATTGGCGAACAACGGATGATAATTCCACTTCACCATCGAATCGGGCTTGTTCTAGATCAGCAGCAAATGAGGGATTCCTTGCTAGGTACGATTGCCACCCAGCCCCATTGTTCCAAAACCCGCATCCAATCGCTATGCGTTCAAGTGGGATTCCAAGGCGAGCGGCTTCAATCGCTTTTTTTGTCACGTCAGCAGAAAGGATTTTGAGGGGCCTCCCAATCTTCCTTTTCACCCCTTTATCCACAAAACCTGGGCCTTGGACATTCAATGTCTCACCCCCTTGGACTTCCTTTGTCTTACCCTTTGCCATGGCCAGCACTTCACCCCTAGAAAAGGCCACTTCACCACATAAATCGAAAAAGTGTCGCCAACCGTAGAGAACCAGTGTAAACCGTCGAAACCCTGAGAAAACCTCAGGAAAACGACAGAACAAAATGAAGAAACAACGAACACTCAGTCAGACCCAAGCTGGCCTTTTGGCAGTCTTGGCCTTTGCAACCATTATGGCCTTGGTTGGCCTCCTTGAAATGATGGGAGGTGCAATGTGAAGGAATCCTGCGTTCTCCTCTCGACATTCTGCTCCTCTGGCTACTCTCGGAAAACCAATCGGTACATTTACTCAACATACCAAACAATCAAAACGAACAGGGAGCGGGGCCTTACCAATCCACTAACAATGGACCATTCTGAGATTGCCCCTGTTAACGGTTTTCCGATTCCTGCCAAACACACACTGCTGGCTCAATTGTTAAAGCGGGGCCTTCCTGTTCCTGACTACATGCCCCGCTCCTTCAATGTGATTGAACATTTGAGAACACTGAGAGAACTCAGGAAGCGGAAAAAGGAAGCGGTTTCACACATTCAAAAGGCCAAACAATCGATGCCCCTTGGTTCCTTGCTAGGTGTTGAAATTGAACATTATCCACTGTCTTATACCGATTTACCAAAAGGAAGCCTTGGCAACTATTGTCACGATGGTTCACTTAGCCAAGGCGGAATTGAATTACGAAAGCTTACTTGGGTAGGCCAGAATGGGCGCATAAACGGCATTCTGTCATTAAAGCCCCTATTGGAAGGTGCAACGGTGAATCAACGTTGTGGTTTACATGTGCATGTAGATATTAGACATTTACCAACTGTCGGTTGTGGAACAGCCACTCAATGTGATGTTGGTGAAACATACGACAGACTCTGTTCCCTTTATCCAATGTTGAAAAAGCTGGTCCCTAAATCACGTTTGCGTTCTTGCTATTGTCGTTGGGGCAACAACAGACGGGATTCTGACTCATTCCGTTCCAACAGTGCTGGAAATAGATATTCAGCTCTCAATTATGATAGTGTGATTGAACACGGTACGATTGAGTGGCGCATGCAGGGAGGTTCAACCAATGTTGTTAAAATTGAGTCGTGGGCTTTGCTCTGCCAATACCTCACTCGTTGGGCCTCAGTGCGCCAAAACGGCATGCCCCGCAATTGGGATCAATTCCTAGCCATTCTGCCCCAATGGCTGGCCAGTTGGTGCGTGTTGCGACAACAACGCCTTTACGGTGATTTAGGGCCTGTTGACGACAGGGTTTCGTCTGCAGTGTCCCAAAACGAATAACAACAGAACAACCAACAACAACAGAACAACGAAACAATATGTGCAAACTCTTTATAGCCACTGGAAGTCTTACAAAGCAACAGACATTGAAGCTGATTGAGAAAACGGCTTCGATATTCAGCCAATCTCAAAAGGATGGTTTTGGTTTTGCTGTCTATGGTTCCAACACAACAGCCACTGGCCACTATCTGGAACCTAGCAATTATCCGGGATTCAATGTCACACTGCCAGAATGGATTGATTGCAACAGGATTGAGACAGGATCTATTCCTAGCAATGTGACGGCATTGGTCTGTCACGGTAGAACAGCAACGTCCCGTGTTATGCTGGCCAACGTACATCCTTTCGTTAGGAAGTCTGTCATGTTGTCACATAACGGCGTTCTATCTTGGATTGGCAAAGGACCAGAACCAAAAGCGGAAAACCAATGTGACAGTGAACAGTTTCTTAACTGGTTCAACACACAAAAGGCCCCGTTTGAAAATACCAAGGAGAACTGGTCTGGGTACGGTGTTTTCGGCATTATAAATACCAAGCGCAAAACACTGACAGTGGCCAAGTGTGGCAATGGCAAGTTATCCTATTGTTCAAACAACAGTGGAACACATATGTGGTCAACAGAATCACGCGATTTAGACAACATTGCCAAGGTGTTGTCAGACAGTGCAACCAAGCCCCTGTCAATGCGTACAAACACTGTTTGCCAGTTTAACATTCAAGGAAGGAAGCCCCTTCTGTTGAGCGTGAATAACTGGCAGGGATTCTGTTCTGTTGTTACCAAGTCTGCCGATTGGTTCCGTTCAATGGGAACAACAGAGTCCAAGGGTCTGACATACCGCAAGGATGTTTGGCCAATCGATGCCAGTGATTCGTTTCCTGATTATGAACCAACGCAAACTGTCAAAGTGTTGGGGGCAACCAAGTGAAGCCCCTGTTGAGAGTAATTGGATATCTAGCGTTATGTGTTCTGTTCACTCTGTTGTTAATTCTGTCAGCACTGGCTGGCAACGGTAAACCGTAGCAAGCCCCGATAAGCCCCGCCTGTTGCAAGCCCCTAGGAAGCCCCTAGGGGCCTTTTGTTTGCCCCGCCTGCTACCCATACCCTCCCGTCAATTAAAAGCCCCGCCTTGCCCCTTTTCCGCTTCACTGCGGGGCATGCCCCGTTTGCCCCCTGTCTGCCCCCTACCAATCCAAGGCCCCGCATTGCCAAGCCCCAAGCCCCAAGCCCCGTCTGTTGGCCACTTCCCGATTGTCACAAGTCCCCAGGTTGCCCCCCTAGGACATGCAATGTCCTCCCCCGCTATTTACATAAAACCCCAGGGTACGACACCCCATGTCCCACCCCGTTACACCCAGCTCATGTGCCGCTCATGCTCCGCGCCCCCGCGATTCCTAACTTTATGGTGCGGTATTCCGAAACCTCCATACCCCATACGGAATTCGGAATTCGGAAACTGGAATTCGGAAACCCCCGTGAACATTGGTCCGAATCAGGTTCACAGAATTCTTCATGGTGCGGTATTTTCCCTCTTGACCACGAGGATGATGGTGCGGTAGGTTGGACCCATCGCCGCATGGAGCGGTGGTGCAACAACGAAAGGAATGCTATGAGTCCGATTGAGATCTTGAGCGAGATGGTGCGGTTGTATGATCTTGGAATCAGGCCGCAGGTGGTGCGTGGGATGTGGCGTGAGGAGAAGGAGTGGGAGTTTGCGATTGAGCAGGCTCGCCAGCGTGTGCGTGAGTGGAACAATCTCATCGAGGGAGTGAAGGAGGTGGGCCAATGAAACTGCAACATACCCCTGGTCCTTGGCGGAGAACTGGCGTGAACGTCCGGGCAGGTGATGCTCTGATTTGCTATGCGACGAATCATCACGCGAACGCGGAAACGTCGGAGTCCGAGAAGCTATCCAATGCTCACCTCATTGCCTCTGCGCCTGAGTTGCTCGCTGCGTTGAAGACAGCGATTGAGCATATCGAAGACATCTATCTTCACGATGGGTATCCAGCTCCTGACTTCGTAGACGAATTCCGTTCACTCATTGCGAAGGCGAATTGCGATCCCAAAGAGTAGGCCAATCATCCCCCCATCCTTCCACCCCTCCAAACCACCCCCGGACCCCCATCCGGGGCTTTTCGTTTCTAAGCGGTCGATACCCCCGTTCCGCATCAACAGTCCATTTCTCAATCAAACGCGCTCCCAGGGCCATTTCCGCTCCAGCAATCGCTATCTCCCACCAACCACCAACCTGATACTTCGCAATCAGTAGGAGGGTTCAGAAAAACCGCAGCCGCAGCGGGGGGGCGTAAGTCCCCCATAGCGTCGCGGCGTTTGCGGTTTTTAACTCCCTAGTAGAGGGAGTGTTAAGCTCCCTCTAGGGAGTGTAGTGGGTGCTATGCTAACTCTCTGGGGTGCATTGATGGATTTATTCCGAGTTATCTTGACATGATTTTGAGTGTAATCTAATTTGTTTCCACCATGAGTTATCTCGACAATGGTTCCACGCTTCGGTCGATGTTCCGACTGATGCCCCCGCAACGCCACGATATCGATCCGACTCGATCTCAGGTTCTGGCCCACATTCGCGAGAATCTGGCCTGTGATCTTGGTCGAGCGATCCGTGCATTCAATTCCATGAGGAATAAGAAGTCCCAAGTCCTTCTGTATGACATGGTTCATCGGCAGTGGCGCGGGTGTGACTGGGTTCCGGCTGAAGATGGTGATCAGATTACGTTTCTGACTCGCACCATCAATGAGATGAAGCGCGAGATGTTTGCGTTGAAGTCCGAGGTTCGGAAGCATGCCAGAGTGATTGGCCAACTCGAAAGGAAGCGTTCGAGCAAGCGCGGTGGGGATGAGGAACCAGAAGCTGATCCCGAACCCTCCATTGATCCCGAGGTCGCGGAGGCAGAGAAAAGGGCCTCTGAAGCCCGCGAGGCTATGCAGAAGGCCCGTGCTAAGATCGAGGATGATGAATGGTTCAGAACTATGCGCGCCGCCCTCGCTGAGAGCGATACGGCTTCTTCTCCTTCAGCTCCGCCCCAGTGAACGCGAGGGGGTTGCACTCCTCCCACTGAATGCCGGTGGCTGAGTGTTGAAGATTCAGAATGGGTGACGGGAGTCCGATCCTCCCTCCCCGCTTGCAGAAGGCTAACTGGAACCTTCTAGGCTTGAATTGGCCTACTTCATGGAGAACGGCGATCTCCCGCGCCCAGTTGGCGAGTTCGGAGGAACCGAATCCAGAGTGGGCCAGTTCCATCGTGGTCAACGGTTCCCCGTTCTCCTTGCGCTGAGGCTTGGAGACATGGTGCATCCAGATCCATGCGACCTTGGTCTCGTGGAGGATGGGCTGGAGTTTGTTGCGAAGGAACACGCTGACCTCGGACTGATCGCTTAGGTCACCACCGAAGTAGGAAAACAGGGGATCGGCCACTATGAGATCCAGCTTTGACTTGTGAATGAAGCGGCGAGCGTAGGCGAGGAACGCTTCACCGGTTCGTATGGTCTCGGTGCGGAACTCCAGGTTCTTCTGGAGCTGGTTCATCTGATCGAGGCTGAACCGTTTGTGGATCACCCCTCGGAACGCTTCTGCGAGATCGCCGCGATCGTTCTCCGCTTGGATGACTCCGATCTTCAGTGGCTTCACTGGCTTGATGGCAAAGAAGTCGAGACCGAGGCACCACCGGACGATGATCTGCATCATCAGGGATGACTTCCCAATGCCGGTGCCACCGCTGATGATCATGGAGGAGCCGCGAGTGATCCATCGATTGCCGATGAGGTTGTCGGGATCTTTCTCGGGATCGAAGTCGAGGAGGTCTTTGACCGTGACGATGGTGGATTGGTCCTCATCGGTTTCGCGGTTGGTGAGCCAGTCCTCCCAGGATGCGGCACCTAGGTTGGTGGCCAACAGCTTCTGCTGTGACTCACCACGCCATGCGCCGGGGAGCCGGGAGAACCGTGATGGGTTCTTGTTCTTAGGATCGATGCCGGGGATACAAGAGTAGATGAGATCCCTGCGAGCGTCCCATTCCTTGCGGGACGGAGCATCGACCCTGACCCATCCGTGGATGCTCTTGCCCCCAGAATCGATGAGAACGCTGATAGGTAATCCTGAGTCGCGGAGGAGCTGCTCCTGCTCGGCCTTGGGCTTGTCATCGAACTCGACGAGGACATGTCGGTACGCGCTGACATCGTTGTCGGAGCCGCTGTAGAGGTTCGGCTTGAACGGGTTGATGCGGACGTAGACTCCTTCGGCGCGGTCGGGTCGGAACAGGATTGAGTCGGGGCTATCGAATCGCTTGATCCAATCCTCGACCGGCAGGAACGATCCTGAGGTTAGTGGCCTACCCTCCTCGACCTGTTCGCAGATGCACACCACCTCGGTGGCGGCGAAGGCGGATGACAGGAACTTCTGGAACTCGGAAGCACCAGGAGTGGTACTGGGTGTTGGCCGCTTGAAGCTTACGCGAGTGAGGTCCATGCCCATGCCAATGCCAATGGTACTTTGGATCAAGTGGCCCGCTGGTTTATCGTGGTTGCGTGATGAAGCCTCGCGGAGTTTGTGGGCCAGATCCTTGTCTGACCACGGAGGCTGGCAGGATTGGTTCCATTCAGCGAGCAGGGTCATTGCGTCCCCGTGGCTTAGCTGGAAGCCGTGTACGAGGCCCACGGCGGCGGTGTAGGTGGTGTTATGGCCACCGGACCCGGAGATGGCTGGCGGCACCTTGGCAAGCCAAAGAGCCGCTCGTTCGAGCGTTGTCATGTCGTTGATTCGTTGCTGGTTTCGGACGTTGGATCTACTTCTTCTTTCGGAGCGTTCCGGCCTTGTCCATTGCCTTGAACATCTCCACTTCCATCATTCGCTTGATGGCGGCGGTCTTGGTTGGGTAAGTCCCCATGTTCTTGTGATGGGTCTTGGATTCGACTTTGTAACCGGCCTTAGTTTTCTTGATCATACGGTTTGAATTTGGCGTGAAACTCGATGCTGAGACGGACGTAGATGTTGTTTCCTCGGCTGTAAACCACAACCGGTTGTTTCATTTCGGCAAGGCGTAGCTGGGCTTCACCGATGAGTTCGACGATCACTGCGGGATTGGATCGATTGACGAACCTTCTGGGTTCTTGATTGGTGTTATCTTCCATTTGCGTTGTTCCTTGAGTGGGTAAGCGATCCATCCATTGGCGACTCCCCATGAGATGATTCGTGGTGCCTCATCGATGAGTCGGCGGTTCTCCTCGGTGAGTATGGTTCGTTCTTCCTCGGTGATCTTCGACGGCTTCTTGTTGTTCTCCAATCGAGCCTCGTACCAAGGCTGTTCATGGCGCGGTGTTTTCATGGTGATGAGATCTTGGCCAACATGCAGTTGCAATATGAACCCTTGGTCTTTGCATTACACCTCGGGTGATGCACGGGGTTTGAAATGATGTGTGCTGTTAGATCCTTCGTGAGGTTCACCAGCTCCAGGATGCGGGCTGATGCTTCCGCGCAGACTCCGTTTGCGGCCCCGTCAGGGGAGCAGATTTCGGATGACAGGATGTTGAGTGCGTTGACTAGATCGTGGGTTGAGGACTTGTGCATGGTTACTTTTGTTTGTGGATGATTATGCCGTTTCCCTTCGCATCGATGAGTTCCACTGACCGAACGTCTTCCAGCTTGGCCAGTGTCTTGATCATCTCGATGGGGTCATGGGCTTGTGCTACGCAGGTCAGGTGGATGTCACCATCGCCGTGGATGACCTTGAGATTGTCTTTGGTTCGATCCCTTAAAACGCGGATGGTCCGCCCCTCGGAGAGACGGACCACCTTGATCGATTCCACTAATGGAAACGAATGCCTGCTCATATCAGCTTGTTGCAGTGCGGACAGGTTTTGATTTTGCGGAATTCGATAGGAGGAATCCCGGCCCACGCGCAGAGATCGTGGTATGATCGCAGCCCGAAGTTCTTGTACTTGAACGGTCGAACGTCACCGGACTTGATCATGGTGATGAGCGTAACGGGATTGTTGATCTTGAGCTGAGTCATCAGCTTGGTATTGCGAACGCTGAGACCGTGGGTCCACAGGTCCTTGGATGCCTCAAGCCTCTTGTGAGCTGACATCACCTGATGAACGCGCTGCTTGGACATCTTGAGGGTATCACCGATGGCTTGGTATGTGAGACCTTGCTTACGGAGTTCTGTGACCTTATCGATTGATTCTGTGAGTTTCACTCGTGGTGTATGTTTCTTCTTTTTGGGTGGGATTACCGGAGCGGGAGTTGGATTGCTCGGTATCGTTTGCTCGCTTTGTGGCACTGCATGCACAGGCCGGTTTGAACTGTGCAGCCGCAGCCCAAGCAAGCGGCTAACTCGTGACATAACTGTTTCCATCGTTGTAGTTCCTCTATCGTTTCTTGGTTTTGGTTTTGGTTTGGCTGTTCTTGCGGATGTACCATACGCATGAGATTGAGATCTTGTATTTGTTGGCCAACTCACGAAGCGTGTATGTTGGATGCTCCTTGAGAATGGCGTTCTTGATCTCGTCGGGGATTGCGAACCACCGCCTCTCGATCCGTGGATTCGGGTCTTTGAACGGCGTGACGGTCCCGACCATCTTCTGCATCGACTCCTTGGTCAATCCGAATCTTGCTAACGTACTCATTTTTCAGTTGGTTGATTTCACGCTCTAGGTTGCGAGCGAAGTCTGGCCAGAGCGCGAGGCGATCCTTGAGCCAGAATTCGACGTAGGCATCGGTGCGTGGTGTATCGCTCACGGCTTGGCCTCCTTGGCTTTGAGCCATTGCTCAAACGTGTACTCGCACGGTTCTGACATCATCGCATCCCCCGCCTCCTCCAACCGCTTGATGCGAGCGGCAGAATGCTCGCGCCTATTCCACAAATCTGCTGCCATTGGTATGCAAGATTTGCCGAACCCAGCAGGACCGTGACATCCGCATTTGCAACGGATTTCTGCACCAAAATTTTCTGGTGTAATTGGCCATCTGACCAACTTAGTTCGATGTGTTCCGCAGAATGGGCATGGAAGCAATTTCACGGCTTGGCCTCCTTGGCTTCTCTCCATGCGTGAGATAAACACGCATCTGCTCCAAGATTTCTTGGGTTCTCAAGCCATTCGGCCATCGCATCACCCGCCTCCTCCAGCCTCCTGATCCGCTGCTTCTGCTCCTCCGCGCCTTCGTAGAGTTGCGCGACTTTATTGGTCAGTCGCTCAACCTCTAAGGTGGATGCGTTGAGTTCGCGTTCGAGTTGTTTCGCAAAGTCAGCGAATGCATGGAGCGGATCATCATAGTCGCCATCATGCCAGCTATGGGCATCCGTTCTTGGCGTATCGACCATTTTGTTGGTGTCACCAAGATGGTTCACGGCTTCACCTCCCTCGCTTTCAGCATTGCGTCGGCAGTTTCGTAACAAGCATGAGCCAATTTGTTCGCAAAGAATGCGTCATAATCCTTTGCCATGATCGATAACAACCCCTGCA